CGGGGGGTGGAACTGGCGGGGCCTGGGGGGACACCGCAGCGGCCGGGACAACCCCAGGGTCCACGGCACCTGGTTGACCTATTTCGGCCTCGAGCGCCTCTGCCTCGGCTCCTGACGGCTCTTCTGCCTCAATCTTGCGGGCCCTCTGCGCCGCCTGGCCGCGCTTGAATATCTTCTCCGTCTCGGTTTCAGTGCCGAGCTGGGGAAGCATTTTCTTCAGCAGCTTACGCAACGGGCGGCCGAGCATGGCAACCTGCATAGGTTTGCCATCGCCCTGATCCGCCCGCATCAGCTCGCGTCCGGTTTCCTCGTCCAGATAAGCTCCAACCCTCGCATCGGGATCGATCATGGCGCCCCCCCGTCTTGAGGACCGCCAGGACCTATTTGGCCGGTTTCGGCTTCGGCTTGGGTGAGGAGCCGGTCGAATTCTTTATCAAGTTCGCTCCTGTGAGTATCGAGAACGGCCCGCTTACTTCTTGATCCGGCCCCGCCCCCCATTCCTTGGTAACCTTGCCCATTTTTCTGCCTCCTCCAGTCGTTGCTCAGAATATCCACTTCTGCTTCGTCAACCTTTATTTTGACATCTCCATCGAAGCTGGCGAATATGTCATCCGCTTTATCATAGACGCTTTTCACGGCTGCGGCAGCTTTTTTCCCGCCCTGCTTAATTATGACGCGGATGCCCTTGCGTCCGTTCTTGAAGGTCACCGGTTGGAAGCCCTGTATCAAGCCACTGTCGTCCGCATCCATCAGCTTGCGGAACAGCTCCTCACCCTGTGCACTTGTCAGGGGGGCATCGCTCGCGATCGTCGCGTCGATGGCATAGGCCTTCGGGTTCTTAGTCATGTTGAGCTTGATGCTGTTGACCCACACCTCGGACTGCTGGAGCAGCAGCCCAACCACCTTGGCCGCCTCGATCGCCGCCCCCTTCGAGGCCAGAGCCTGGTGAACGGTCGATGGCGAGACGCCCAGAACGCCTTCATCCACCCATCCTCCCGAAGCATGAACCACATCACCGAGCCGTATGCCGGTAATTTCAGAGGCAACGTCGATCGCCTTTTGCGACATGGCATGAGAGACGGCAGCCTGCCCGGCAGGCGGCAACGCCGCCAGGCGCTTGCCATACTTTGCTTCAAACCTGGAACCCTTGCCCGGTTTTGCCTCCATCGAAATGCGCCGCACGTTGCGCTCGAACGCGCCAGCTGGAGTAGTCCCTCCTCCGCTATAGAGCTTGGTCATCCCCATCCATCCCACAGCCTGGATCTCCGATGCTGTCCAGTCGCTGCGCCCTTGCCAGTTACGGGCATTGGCCTCTTCGGTCAGCTTGCGCCCGAAGATGGCACGGTTCTCGTACATGGTCCCTTTAATGCCGCCGCCACCAATATCGATCTGTAACCCCTCGGGCACCGTGTAGCCCAGCCGCTTGAGATGGTTGATGAACTTCTGATCGATCAGGCCGGTATCCCGAGCAGTGTGGATGTCAACCACGAAGGGTGCCCCGCCGGCTGGGTCGTCGCCCATGATCGAGCGCGTGATGCGCCTCCTGGCAGCATCGATAAAGTCGGAGATCTTCTGCCCCGCTCCACCCGTCACCTCCTTGCCGGTAAGGATGTTGATCACCAGCTTGGTAACATTCGGCAGGCCCTTGCCCTTGATCTCATCAACGGGCGTGCCGCCCTGGATCTTCTCATATATGTGCAGGACATTGTTCATCGCACTTTCGGGGCTGGCGTTCTGCTGCGCTCCCAGCCATGCGTCCATCAGCATCATGGTCGTCTCGGGTTTATCCCCCGTGCGCTCCGTGAAGGTGCTGAGCACGGAGTTGTACCAACCGCTCGCTTCGGAGATCTCCTGGCTGTTCAGGAGCTTCTCCTGGCGCTTGAACCAATCCTTGGCAGTGATGGCTCCCACAACGATGTCAGGCAGCCCCTTGGGCCCCTTGATCACCGTACGGGGGTTCTTGGGCCCTCCTGGGTAGTTCTTCGGGTCGCGCTGGAGATGCAACCGGATGTTCTCCCTGGTCACCGATTCATCCCACTTGATCCCCCTCTCGAAGGACGGGGGCTCGAGCGGAGCACTCGGCGCGATGTCTTTGCGGTAGATGGCCATCGCTGTGGGTTTGGTGTTCTTGGGGATGGCTCCCTTCATCAGCTTGAAGCCGTAGTGGAAAGCCTCTCCCAACACACCGCCGGCAACCGCGCCGATCGCGGTATCGATTGCAACGCCTTGCGCCAGCTCTCCCAAGTCTGCCTTTTCCCTGGCACCTGCTTCGATTTCAGCTTTCTGCCGGACACTGCCCCTGGCCGTGGACAGGATGCCTTCCTCGACCCCACCTGCCGCTGCATTGGTTATGATCCGCTTCACCCAGGCCTGGGCAACTTTCTTGGTCGCCTGCTTGGCTACGTAGCTGCCGACGCCCACACCCACATACGTCAACGGGTCCATGGCATAGTATTTCAGCGCCCGGCCAAACACGCCCAGATCGAAATCCGCCACATCGTCATACATGTACATCATTTCGAGAAACGCCTGCTGCGTGTCCGGATCGGCATCGGTGAGCCGCGTTATCACAGACGCCATGGCGGGGATGTTGTTGTTGAAAGCCGACATGAATTCCAGCGCCCAGTCGTTCATCTCCACGTCGGTGCCGGTGAAATCCTCCCCCTCCATCATCGGATACATGGCGCGCCCAAGGCGCATCCAGTCGGGATTCCGCATCATGTTCGCCGGGTCGAAAAGATCTTCGATCTCACGAGGTGGTTCCTCGGTCGCATCGAAGCCCTGCATCTCTTCAGCTTCTTGGGCGGCTCGCTCCAGATCCGTGCCAACCCGCATCCTGAAATCGGTCTTCTCCGCAGCGTCCCACGCGACGTCCGCTTTCTCTGCGTGTTGAGGGCCGACCGCGGCCTTGTATTCCTCGACCGTCCCGCCGGCAGACGCATAGGCGTACGCTATACGAGCCAAAGACGGCGTGTCCGATATCGGTGTCCCCCGCGTCGTGGAGGTGTGGGACCCCCGCAACGCATCCACACCGGAGCGCACCCATTCATCGCCCGCCTCACCCAGGCCGTGGTCGATAACACGGTCGCCATTGGCCATGTCATACCCGGCAATGCCGTAGCGCCGCGGCCGGGCGTACCGGTTCTTAAGCGTGGAGCCGCCATCGTCATCCTTGGCGAAGCCCTGGCCCTCGCGGTGCGCCGCCTCATAGTCATAGTCGTCGCTGCTCGGCCCGCTGCTCTCGAGGTTCGTCGCCACCATGGCCTTCTTCGTGGCCTCGGCATTGAGAGCCGCCGCCTCGCGCTCCCGTTTCATCTCAAGCTCGCGCACGGAAATATCGCCCGGCGTGTTCTCAAGCTCGCTGGCTTCGGCCCCCTGCAACAATATGTCGTTAACGTCCAAGGCCCTTCTCCAATCTATCTATCTGGTTGATCAGCTCCCTGTGCCGCTTGGGCCCGATGGTATTATCCTCTTCCAGATCACTCACCTTCTGCTTGCTCGCGATCCAGTCTATAACCAGCGGGGTGTCGTCTGCCCGCTGCATAAGTTCCAGCTCCGATGCCGTAATGGGCTTCTTGTCAGTGGCCACGAGCACTCGCGACAGCATGGCGCGCTGGCTCTCGGTCATGGCCTCGAGCTGTTCCTCATTCATGTAAAGCTGCCGCGCACTTGCCCACCACTCCTGTGGTTTGGCACCGCCGCCTGAAATATATTCATCAAGCCCCCTCAAGGCCGTGGTCACGGCCAGCCTGCGGTTTTCCGCCACAAGCCCCAGGCTCATGCCACCGGACACCCCTGCGAGGTCGCGCTTGATATCAGCGATGGTCTTGGTGTAGCCGGGGATGCGCTTCGCCTGGGCTGGTGCCTGGCCTATCCGGGCACGCAAATCCTTGTATGTCGCGCTGCTGATCCTGACCGTGCTCGTCTGTTCCCCGACCGTATCCACGCCTCGCAACTCAAGCAACTCACGTTCAAGCTCCTTGCGTGTGGGGGCATCTTCATCGCCGTTGTAATAGGACTGGAGACGACTTTCGAACTCGGCCTTGACGCCATCGTCCTCGACAACCTTGGCGGCATCCCTGGTCAGGGCCCGGTTATGGCCAATGGCCTTGAGAGCATCTTCCGGGCTGATAATCTTCATGTCGGCCATGTCATAGAGATCGTCGTTTGATATGGATTCGCCCGCATCCTGCCGGGCGGTGACACTGACTATTTCAAGGTCCTGCCTCTCCCCCATGTTTTTTTCGATCTCGTCCTTGAGATCCTGTATGCCATTCTCCGCTGCCTTGTACGCCGCCCCCTCCTGCTTGGTACTGAGGAAGTGGTCCCCCGACAGCAGACGCTCCTGATAGGCCTGCAAAGGAGCATCGTTGCCTCGCTCTATCGACTGCATATAGGCGTCATTATAGAGCCGCAAATCCACGTTTCCGAGCTGCTCACGACGCCATTCCTCCGCCTTACCCCAAGACATCAGCCCGCTGTCTGACAGCTTCTTGGAAGCCTCGTTGACCGCAGCCACCGCATCGCCGCGTGTGTCGGCCGTGACATTGTCCACATGGGTTTGCGCCGCACTTACGATCTGTCCGGTCATCCGTGCCTTGGCCTTCTTCAGATGGTAGACCTGCACCTTGTCATTGCCGCGCATGGTCGCGAACTGGATCTTGCGCGCCAGATCCCTAGATGGCGGAAATGCCATCGATTTATAGAGCCGGTCCCGATGTTTGGCCATTCTCCGGCTATACATGCCGGGGCCCACCTCGTAGGATTTGTAAGTGCCATCAGTCTGCACCTTAGCCCCTCCGGCCTGGCCCTTCGTCAGCATGGACGAGGGCACATCTTGCAGATCGCCGGTCGCCCGTTTCTGCTCATAGCTGTCGAGGTAGCTGTATTCAGCCCAGATGTCGGCGTCGGTAGCGGCTCTCTCGGCCTTGGCCCAGGCCTCTCCGACCTTGGCAATCCCGCCCACGGCCTGGGAGATCGCACCTCCCACGGTCCCCGCCGCAGAGATGTCGTGGCGGCCCAGGGACTGCACACCCGTTCTGATAGCGCCGGGGATCTTCATGAAAAACTCCTGTGCCCGATCAAGCTGGCTTTGATGTCGTCGTCCAGGCTACGTCTTTCGAGCGGCTCGACCACCAGTCGCCGTAGGACTGGCCTGCGCTGGCGAGCCCTTGGCCAAATGTGGTCACAGCACCCGCCGTTGCCCTGTCGCCTTGCATGCCCGCACGGCTCACCCCCGCGTATCTGAGCCACGCAAGTTCCTTCTCCTGCTGCTTGCCCACATTGGACAGGAAAGTCTGCTGCGAACCCGTGCCGGGGCGCGTGCCCGACGACGCCGCATAGGCCCGACCCCGCTTAAGGTTGTCTTTCTGCTGATCCTCGAGACGCCGCGCCTGTTCGTTCGTCTCCTGCATCTCCAGACGCTCGTTTTTCTTGCCGGTCTGGTGCTGCTGATAGGCGGTATAGCCCGCCGTGCCTGCGGTTATGGCCGCTGTTAGAAGCGCGATTTCTGGTCCCATGTCAGTGTCCTTTCAATATCCGAAACATTATCATATCCCCACCATCGGGAGCTCCCGAAATGATGAGGCTTTCCGCCTCAAAACCGCACACCATAGCGAAACGATATGACAACCGATCCATCGCGTGGGTCTGCGTCTGTATTCGCATCAGGGACGGTGTGGTGTTCATCACCTCAGTTATGATCCTCCTTACCGCCCTGACAACCACTATCTCATGCCCGTGCAAGTCCTCAAAAGGGAACATCCACGCCTGGTAGAGATGTTGCATACCTGCACTCTCGAAACCACCCACGCCCATATCGACGCCCCCAATGCTCAACACGAAATTGTGCTTGCTGCGCTCGAAAATGTAAGCAGGCATCATGGGGGCGTCAGCGGGGAATGCCGGCCTTACGTCACATTGGGTCATCGGCCAGCTCCCCAAATATGCCAAGCACTTCGCATTCAAAGGGAAGGTCCTGTATAATTTCAACCTGCTCGTCCCTGTCGTGCCCGAGATTCTGCACCTTGATATATTCCGTTCGCAACGGCTCGCCGGTATCCATCAACGATGCTGGCGTTCGCTCCGCCGGCCGCTCACCATTGATCAATGGCATGCGAGAGGCGTTGATCGCGACATAGATCTTGTTCCAGTGCATCATGTGTGGCCGCATCGCCCCTGTTTCGCTCCACTGGTCAACGGGCATCGTGAGTATTTTGCTATCATAGCCAAACCCGGCCTCGATGAAGGACGCCTCGTAATCGATCTTCCCTTCTCCGTTTGCGTCCAACGTAACAGGGGGGTGGATGGCGGCCGCCTGGAGTACTCCGTTCACGAGCTGCCGGGTCAGGACCTGCACGGTCTGGTTGGGCAGGTGAGCCATGGTGAACGTATCACTTTTCCCGGCATCGAAATCAAATGCAGATGAGCTGTCGAGGAAGGTATTAGCGTTGAACTTCTCGAGGAAGAGGTCGCCCTCGAGGCCGGCCTGGTTGCGCCGGAACAGCACCCACAGCTCGTCAATCCCGTCCTTTCGCAGCACCGTGGTATCGAGTGCCTGCGCCGGGTTGGCCGGGTCGGGACCCGCTATCTTCTGACGGTGCCAGCCGATGATGTCGTAAGACCTCTCGTAGGTCGCAGTGATGATTTCCCCCGACAGCCCTATGCCGATCAGGATCGTGTCGGGGTTCTGTGCCCACTGTATCCTGATGAGCTCCCTGCCGAAGTCCGTGATGTGCTCGGAGTTGAAGGTCAGATCGCGAGACACCCACTGCTCGTCGGTCCACTCGAAACCGATCTCCCGCACCTTGCGCCCGTCAGGCGAGATGTAGAGGATCTTGTTGCCCACCTGTATGGCCTGCTCGGGCGCCGACCCAAAGGAGGACTGACGCTCGATCCTGACGTTGTCGCCGGCCACAGTCTCGCCACCGGTATCGCCTGTGACAATGAACTCGTTGGTTGAAGTTCCGATGACAAGGTTCTTCGCCCCCCGCATCCAGCGGATAATTCCCTTCTGGTCTAGCGTGAAGGTAACAGCATCATCACCCGTCCCTGTCCCCTGATTAAAATCCTCAAAGTTATTGGACTTGCTGCCCCAGAAGGTTTCGGGGTCGTCTGGAGATCCTCCGAACCACAGCCTCCCCTGGAAGAAGCAGATCGCGCCGGGATTGGATGTGGCGCTCCACTCGACCGGCGGGTTGGTGAACGCCACCTCTCCGAACGTCCAGAGATTTGCCGCAACATCGTAGCTGAGCTTGGTAACCGGCTTGCGCGGCGTGGTGATGTAGATGGCGTCGTCACCGGAGGGGGCATCGATCTGCAGGTTGGTGATGTCGTCGTCATCCCAGTCGGCGGAAACATTCCCCGAAGCCAGTGTCAGATCGAAGGAAACCCCTTCCTGTGTCGTTGTCCCCGTCACCGAAGCGGAATTGATCGTGTAGTTGGTGCCGAACCCTCTATTCTGGAACGTGACCGTGAAACCCTGGTTGGCCCCACCCTGGGTCAGAGTGAAAACCTGGGTGCGCTGCTTGCTTGACGTATTGAGCCCGTGGTCGAAGGTGAAGCTGTCCCCGCCGGTAAAATCGATGGTCACCCTCAGCTCGGGGACCACCGGGTCGATGAAAGGGCCCGATTTGACGTTATACGAGAACTGGACCTCATCCCCGACATCCAGAATACTCGCGACTACCGTCTGGGAGATCGCCGCAAAACGGCTGAAAAGGATTACTTTCCCGCTGCTATATGAAACGGTCCCGTCGTTTGACGTGGCTTTCGGCCAGTCTGGCTCGGCGTTGTCCATATTCGGATTGACGAGCTGCTCCGACGCCGGGGTCTGTGTCGCACCTCCCTCGTCATTGACCTCGAGCCGTGCGGGGTTTGCGCCGGAAGTCTTGATGAAGGTGACGATAAAGCCCGTCGCCGTGCTTACCTCGAAAGGATATATCGACCCCCCGTCACCCGGCGTGGTGCTTACGAACAGCGACCCTCCCCTCTTCCGCGCTGGCCCGTGGCTGGTGGAGATGAAATTCTCCATGATCTCCACGCCATTCTTGTAGACGGCCGTATCGGCGCGCAGGCGGAAACGCGGCGTGGTCTCGCCGGCTGCAAACGAGGACATTATCGGGAACAGCTTAGGCATCCACTATCTCTTCCACCGCAATGGTTGCGAGGGCGGCCATCTTGGAAGTGACCGCCGCTCTGATGGCCTCTTGCTCCGTGAAGCCTCTGCTCTCGAGGTGCTCCATGGCGCCCTTCACCTCTTCCTGCGAAACCCACCCGCCGAGAACCTGTTCATACAGAGGGTGGGCATTGGCGAACAAGACGAAGGCATCACGCACCTCGATAGCTTCTGCATTGTCGGCGTAGGTGACCGAGATATTGGCCGAAGGCGAGGTCGGGGATTGCCACGTAACGGTGGCGCCGGCCACGGTGACAGACATCGGCGCATCGGTATTGATGCGGGTGAAGTCATCTACCGGGAAATATGGCATCAGGTTACCGGAACCCCCGTTACTCCGATGTCTCTGAGGAACTGGAGGCAACGTGCCCGAACCGTCCCTTGGGCAACGGAGGATAACAGGCCGTTGGCCTGAAGCATCAGCGAGTATCGCGAGTTGGCCATGTTGCCTGCCGCCGGTGTGCCTTGCAGGTTCTGGCCGTGCCACTGACATGGGAACCCTGCCGGGACCGGTGTCGGTGTCCGTGTCGCCTTGGTGATGATCCCGCCGGGGGAGAGGTTGAATATATCGGTCCCCTCAAGACCCATGCCGACCATGTCCCCGGTGGGCCGGGCATTGGCCGCCGTCCTCGGGGTGCTGCCGGTGACGTTGTAGATGTCGTTGAAGTCGGTGGTATCGGTGCCCCGCCAGCGCAGATAGCACTCGTTGCCAGCCACATCGGCAACGCCGAACATATCGCTGTTGCCCGTAGTGTCGGCCCCGGTGAACACATTGTAAACGCCCATGAAACCTTCCACCGTGGCGAAGGTGTCGAAGTTCACTTCATCCAGATAGTGCATGTTGTTGTTGCTGAACTCGACGAACTCCCCCGCCGTGTGGACAGGTGGATTAGCGGACGGCTGCAAGGTCTGGTGCTTCATGCCGATGAGGAAGTCGGTGGCGTTGAGGCAGGGTGCGTAGACCTCGGTGATATTGTCCCACGCCCCGTCTGCCTCCAGGCCCTCGACGAAGGCCGTGATGGCGGAGATCTCTCCTGCCGAGAGCGCGGAGTAGCGGGCCAGCACCAGCTCGACCGGAGTAGCCAGCCCGCCGGCGAGCCAGAACTCCAGGGCGGCGTCGTTTATATCCTTGGCGGTGGCTCCATTGGCGAGGAAGTAGGCCAGCTTGGTGTCGGAGATCGCCCCCCTGAAGCTCTCCTGCACGCCCAGCGAATTGACGGCATCCATGATCGTGCTCTGCGGTGCCAGCGCATCGACGATATTAGTCTTCAGCCCAGCCAGCTTCTTGTCATTCAGCGCGCCGGGGTGAACGATCAGATCCGCGAAGATGGCATCGTTAAGTGCTGTGCTCATGATGTGCTGTCCCTGTATCGTGCCATCAGCTGGGCGACCGCGATGCTATCAGCTGCTTGGTTATCGTCGTTGGTGACGGTCGTGTAGTAAAGCTGGTTGGGTTGTTGAATGAAGAGCGCAGCCGATCCGGTAGGACTGGTATCAGAGAAGGAAGAAACAGACACCAGCGTGCCCGCTACATCCACGGTCACATCGTCCTCGAGGGAAACAAAAGGCGTCGGCAGGATCGGACGGAAGTGGTTCCTCGGAAGCTGGGGACGTGTGTTCCCTCCCGAGATAGCACCCCCAACGAAGTTCTCAAACCGGACGTTGCGGGAACCGATAACTTGAACATTCACAAGTGCAATATAAACGGGGAGATCGCCGGTTACCCCACCGAAAGAGCGGCTAATCCCTGCGGCCAGGGAAAAGCTGGGAATGCCCACCTCATACAACAGCCCCGCACCGAGCAGGTAATTGAGGGAGAGGGTCTGGTTCCACCATCTTGCATCATTGTACTGCGTCATGGATCACGGCCCGTCCGATCCAATGTTGCCAAAGACCCCGGACCCAGGGAAGAAGCCGTTGCGCGCTCCGAGCAGGCGATTGGAACGAATAGTCTGGCTGGTCCCCTGCATGCCATCAGTAGCCGCGGCGCCCGCGAGCTTGAGCATGTAAGCTTTCCAGTGATGCTCCGCCATGGAGCGACTCTCGGTGATCGGCAGGGCAAGATCGGCGGCCAGCCTGTTGGCGAAAGCTTGCACGAAATTGGAAGAGAACAGTATCTCCTCAGTGACCCGCCGCGTGTACTTGATGTGCAAGACCTCGTGGTTGGAGAGCAGGAAATTACCTTCCCTCACCCAGACGGTCTGGTTGTCGTCGCGCACCGTGGCGTTGGCCGACAGCACGCGGATGACCTCGGCCGGCAGCCTGAACCGCTGCTCGAAGCCGAACTCCGGCGCGATCGGGTCGGGGTTGAGAGTGCGCCGCGCATTGGCGAAGGTCCATGCGTGGTCCTCGAGCACAGCATCGCGGGCGCTGTCGTAGTTCTCCCGGCAAAGCCTGGCTTCGATATTGCCGTCAGTAAGGCTGGTGAGGAGATCAGCGCCGAGCCAGCCCAGTGCCAGATTGCAGATATTCACCTGTGAAGTGGCCATAGGGGGTCCTCATGTCAGTCTACGCTGTGGCGGTGGCGGCCTTCTTGGCTGCCTTTTTGGGTGCCGGGTCTGGAGCCGTGTTTTCTTCTGTCGGTTCTTCCTCGACATCATCGACGCGCGGCTCCGGCGGGTCCTGCTTATCTGCCAGCGACTGGATGGTGGAAACAGGACAGCGGTAATGCTGCGCGACATGCTCAATGCTGACGCCGTCGCGGATCATCTTCTTGGCCTTAGCGACCATGTTGAGGGGAATGCCTGTGCGCTGTGACATGTGGGCTCCTGAGCTTAGACGATCGTCCCGTTGTGATCGTTGGACGGGTTGGTCGTGTTGAAGGCTGCCTGGGTGGCGTTGCCTCTCTGCTCGATGGTTACCGCATTGGCTTCGTCTACGCCAGCGAGAACCGTCTCGAAACCTTCGCGCGTTCCTCGGGGGTCGCGCTTCACGCGCTTACTCGTGCTGTCAGTTGTCGAGCGTTTGGTCATGGATATCCTCCTGAAAAGTCGGGGGGCCGGGGCCACCGAGCCCCCCAACCGTTTCCGTCTCTGACGGGGTGAGTGCAGAGACGTAGCTTCTTTACGCGCCGCCAACCCGGATAATGGCAAGCTGTAGCGGGATGTTGTTGATCACATCCGCCAAATCAGCCGCCAACGTCACCAGTTCAGGCGTAGAGCGGAACGTAATCTCCGCATCCACGCTGGCCTTCTGGTTCGTTGCCTGAAGGAGATGAGCCTCCAGGTCATTTTCTGTGATGGAAAACGATGGTGAAATCGCCATGATAATTCTCCTTAAACGAGGGTGTCGGCCGCCTTGAAGCGAACGATCTCGCGATCTTCGACGCGCACGCAACCCATGACCAGGAAGCAATAGATCCGCCATGCGAATGACAGGGAAGGATCTTCGGCAATCCGGGCCGTGATGTCCTTGTTGACCTGGAGGCCGAGCGCCCGGCGCGTGAACGCCAGACAGTCGAGCTGGTCAGACGCCGGAACGAGGAGACGATTGGACATGATCCAGTCGAAGCCCATCCACCGCGGCACCATGCCGTTGCCGGCCAGAGCCTTGACGGCCTGGTAGTCAACGGATGTCACTTCGGTGAGCTGCAGCATCTTGCGGACCTGCTTCGGCCCAACCACGAAGATCTTGG